CATAGGTGCAAATCCTCTGGCCCTTCGCCAAACTCATCGACGCCCAGCCACTCATTGATATTTAGCTGCCGCCGCTTGACCTCGTCTGCGTCATCCTCGCACATCACTGACAGGACAGGCATTTGCATAGTGTCGATGCCCAGAAACGGCGCTCCTTGTGCGACACAGTTGGCAAACTGCTGCATTAGGAGCGTCTTACCCACGCCCCCTGCGCCGAACAGCATTGCCACTGTGCGTGCCGGAAACCAGCCATCTAGCGCCCATTGCCTAGCGGCTATCGGGCCTTTGACGCTTGCGGCTGTGAACGATCCATCGCCATCCGGCGATAAATCGGGCGTTTTGCTGCTATTTACTGCCTGTACATCCGGCATATTCTCAGGGCCGAAATTGCGCGGCGATAAATCGGGCGTTTTGATGCTATTTACTGCCTGGACACCCGGCATATTTTCAGGTCCGAAATTGCGCTCAGTATCCCAGTTGGCAATATCAAAGCCTTGCTCTGCTGCCATCTTGTAGAGCGATCCAGCGCCTATTTTCGTCACGCTCTCGATTGAATTCCAGAGCCGATCTGTCTCAATATCGTCATACTTTGCTGACTTGGCGGAAAATTCATGGAACATTTCGATGCCGCTTGGCCCGACTGCCGCCTTGAATGCGTGTGCTAGGCGAACCCAGTCATCGTAGTGTAGATCGTCATTCCGAATGAAACCCATCGCAGCTTGCAGCTTTGCCGTGCTGGTTGTGGGATCGTTCTCCTGAAAATCAAAATTCGGCTTGCCGTCGATTCTGACCACGTTTTCGGCATTGTGTGTTTTAACCTTAATTTTGCCGCAGTTGCTCAAGGCGGTGTTGCAGGCTTCTACGAAATTGCTGATCGTATCGGGTTCAACCGGCGTCAGTTCGCTAGGCGTGTAATCAAGCAAATTGTCGTCCGGCCAATCGTATTTCTTCCCGGTGTCCGGGTGGATGCCAGAGGCGCAGAACTGCTGGCCTTCCGCCAATATCTCGACGCAGCAGTCGTGCCCGGCAACATCGAAGATTGATGATTTGACTTTGTGAATTGCCTGCGTGCAGCGATAGACTAAAAGTGTTTTCGGCTTCTTGCCGATCCGCTCCGGTGCCGTGCCGAAGAACTGCTCTGCCGTGTCTCTTATGATCCCGGCGGCGGCTTCGTCAAGAACGTCTATGTCTACTGCAAAGATGTTGTGCGTGCCGCCCAGGATAATGCCGATATTGGCACCCGGAAAATTATCGAACTTTAACGCTGCTTCTGGGCGTTTCTGCCAGCCTTTGATAATCGGGATTTTGCCACGCAGCGGCGTTGTGTCCCATCCCAAGACAAATAATTTTTCCGCGAACTTCTTGTAGCTCATTTTGTACCCTTTTTTAAAAATGAGGGGAGGAACAGGTGGATATTCCTCCCCCCTCCCTGCGAGATGGGTGGGTACAAATCAACCCACCGGCAAGAATTAAAATTCGTCTACAAGCGCTTCCTCTTTTTTTGCTGGCGCTAGCGCTGGCTCTGCCGCAGATTCCTTGAGGCACTCCGGCTTGTCGGCCCACTTCTTGACAGTGAAGATCGGCGCAGACGTTCCACCTTTCTTGAACTTGATCTCCTCCACATCAGTCATTGCAGCGATAACCGTTTCTCCGCTGCCACCGCTCTCCTTGACTGCTTTCATGAGGCTGACAAGGCCAGCCCAAGCACCTGCTCCGGCTTGTGACCATGTAACTGCCTTATCCTTAGTAAGCGCGATGCGAATAGAAAAGCCTTTCTTCCAGCGCTCTTGACCGCGATCATCCGGCTGCGGCACGTTAAAGCGTGCGGGCGTGTCGTTGTACACCCACTCAGGCGCAATTTTTGGGGTTCCATCTGAATAGCACCAACCTGTGCGGAGCGTGCCCAGATCGAACGCCACCCCTTTTTTTATTTGTGCGGTAACGTCAACTCTTTCGTCATCTTCTCGTATTGAGAAAGCGCGGGAAGGGATCACGCCGTCCAGCGTTTCGCGTGCGTGCCAGTTTAGAAACGGCCCGATTGCTTCGCCGCCTGTGCTGCCTTCATCAAATTCATATGTCATGGGATTTTCCTTGTTGTTGTGTTTTACCCGGATTGGGCAATCGGACTATAAACAGTGTGTTACTGCGTGGTCAAGCAATTAAATTAAATTCCATAAAGCTGCTTCCGCAAAGCCTCATCACCACGCCAATAAAAGCTGTCTGGATTGACGGGCACGATGCTTTTCAAAAGCTCTTTATCGCCTAGGCGCAGGAACGCTTCCTGCCGCGTCAGGTGCAGCTTAATCTCTGCCATCAGTTCATCAGGATCGCCATCTTCCAGCATCGCTACCTTCTTCGGCGTGACGTACAGGAACTTCACGGTGGCGTTGCCACTGGCCTTTGCGTAGAACGCCCGTTGTCGCTGGTGGCCTTTGGACATTGTTGACGGCATTCTACCCGTTGTTTTCAGGTCAACAATCAAGCCGTGGTCGGGAAACTTAAAATCAATGAAGCCGATAAAATCCAACTCCCAGCCGTCCCCTGTCGCCCTCATGCTAACTTTGTGCTGCTCTCCGTCCTTCGGGAAGTCTGGCTTGCCGTATGGCTCCAGAGCCTCGACTGCCAGCCGCGTCATTGGCTCGATGTTTAAACGCTCTTTGGCTGCGCTGCCGTCATCGTCAAACATTACCTTTACATCAAAATCCTTTGCGGCCCTCTCAATCGCATCGTCGATCTTCAGTTTTCCAGTGATGGTGTCGGACACGGCCTGCTCTGTGAATATCCCTCGCCACATCGCGCTGCTGCCGCTGCCACGATGGCCGAACAGGTAGTGGCTGACCCATGCGTCTGGGGCCTCTATCCACTTGTTGATGTTGCTAATGCTGCCGTGCTTGATGCCGTGATCGGTAAAGCCGGTCATGCTATTTCCTGAAGCAATGCGGCATATCCAGCCAGATCAACCGCTGAATCCGCGTGGTCCGGTGTTTCGATCAGCCGCGCCAGCTTGACTGCAACCATCATCATTGCAACGTCAGCCGCGCTGATCTCATAATCATAATCATCTCCAAACTTCTCAGCCAGGATCACGTTCCATATTGCAGCGATCCTCTCGAAATTCTTCCGTGGACTTCCGTAATCTCCCTCACGATCCTTGGTCGCCGCCTCTGCCTCAGCTAGTACCTTAAACCTGTTCATCTCGATGCTCCCCATTTAGCGATTAAAATTGATTCTGCCCTGCCATCGTCTTTTTTCCTAACAAACTCAGATGCGAGGGCCGGAAACAGCCGCGTGGCAGCCGCTCTGCTCTCGTCCTTGTCCCTGCCAAGGTTGAAGTGCTTTTTCCACTTAGATGGGCTGACCTGCGTGAACGGAATCCGCAGCGTTGCCAGCACACCTTTGATAACACCGCAGCCCTGCCCGAAATTGAAGGCGCTCTGCCGCCCCATCCCGAATGAATTGACGGCCTCCATATAAACGTGATCCGGCGGGAACTCGCGGAATATGTCCGCTAGCGCAGCAGCGTTCACCTCTTTCGAGAATACCGGCATGTCATAAACGTAAGCTGTGCCGTCTGGGTACAGCAGCCCGACTGCTCCTTTGATGCCAGGGTCAATCCCGGCAATCATCTAATCATGTCCTGATACTTTATTTTGCTACCGCGCTTTTTCGCAGCCCGGATCAAGATCGTGCAGTATTCCAGCGGGATGCTTTGCCGCCGCAGCCAATTACTGACACCTTGCGGCGATATGCCTACCGCCCTGGCTGTTGCACTGGTGCCACCCAGCGCGTCTACTATTTCTCTCGTGGTTTTCATCTCGACCCCTTGATTACAAAAATCGCTCATACACATATAGTGTTTCCTTGACTGTAACACAAGGGGAATGTTTTAGTTGACAAGTGTAACACCAAGTGTTATCATGGCTAAGGCGGACCCGAATTATTTTTGAATGTCCGGCCTATACGATAGGTAGGAATTTACAAAAGGAGACAACGACATGACAGACATAAACGAAATAGCAGTTTGCGCAACCGGCGACACTTGGGAAACTGTCGCCTTGGCTGACGGGTTCGAAGATGGCACGGCTGAATGGTTCGAAACTAGAGCTGATGCGGTAAAGGCGGCGCGGAAATTGTTTAATGCAACCCCGTCTGCAAAAAGGCTGATTGTTGAAAACAGGCGCGAGTGTTGCTTTAAGACCGTACGCACTCGCAGGGCATAGAGCGTTAAATGGTAGCCGGGGGCTTCGGCTCCCGGCATCAACTCAGGAGACATATTATGAAAATCGAGATCACTATCGACTGCCCCGACTGCGATGGGCACGGAAAAACGGAATCCACGGTTGGCGGCTGGACAGCCGCCGGGCCGTGGATGAAATATGTGACGCACGAATGCCACCACTGTAATGGTACGGGAAACGAGTCTGTCGTGGTAGACGATTACGATACTTTAGAAGAGGCGCGGCTGGAATATACAGATGCAAAGATGAGGGCCGCATGATGTGGCGCAGCACAGCAACGGTCTGCATGACAGCAGCAGTCATACTTATTGTGATGATCGTCGTTATGGAATGGATGGCTGGCTGCGGCGAGAAGGTTTACCATCAAGACGGCACTTGGCGAACTGGCGAGTGCATCATCTTGCCGCATGAAATATCGACGGGAAGGTGGCGGTGACACCAGAAATTTGCCTTGCCTTGGCGATTTATTTTGAGGCACGGGGGGAGCCGGTGGTCGGCCAGGTCGCGGTTGGACAAGTTATACTCAACCGCGCCGCCGATCATCGGTACCCGAATAGCGTCTGCGATGTCGTGAAACAGGGGCCGACTTATAATTGGACTCAGGATTTTCCTGTTCGCCACAGGTGCCAGTTCTCGTTTTACTGCGATGGAAAATCAGACACCCCGAAAGACTTAAAATCCTTTGCTCTTGCCGTCCACCTTTCTGCTACCCTGCTGGCCGGGGAGATGGCCGATCCTACTGAGGGTGCCACGCATTACCACGCGTCCTACGTCCTGCCAGCGTGGGCGTCATCTAAAACTAAGACGGTAAGAATTAACGATCATATTTTTTATCGGTGGGAGCGCTAAGTAACCTGCCGCATACGCTCGATTAAGCGTC